AAGCTATCAAGTATAGACTTTGCTATGTTAAGAAAAAAAAGGAAAAAGAAAAATGTCAAGAAAAGAAAATGATGATTTTGTAGCAACTAAAGCTGAAAAAACTTTTAATGACCAAGGTGAAACAATTGAAGTAGCTGAAGTAATTAAAATTGATGATAAATTATTACTTAAAAAACTTCAAGACACTGGTGGTAATATAAGAAAATCTAAATTAAAAAATAAAAAAATGTCTGATGTTTTAGGCAAACGTAAATTTAAAAAACTAAAAGACTAATGGCTCGGATAAAGTTTGTAAACTTTACTCCTCGTGATAAACCACCTAAAAGACCTAGACGTCACAAAAAATCTCTTAACAAAAACGAAAAAAGATCGTATAAGAAATACAATCGACAAGGAAGATAATATGGAAGAATATATTTGTAGAGATGGAAGAATGTCCGTAAATGGCATATGTGCTATTGATCAAAAAGATAGTTCAGAAACTTATGATACTACACAAACTATTATAGATGTGTCTAAAGATAATAAAATTTTAGATGATTTAGCTAAAGATGGCACACCAGATTATTATCCTGATTTAGGAAAAGAGAAAAAAAGTTTTAATTGGGATATGGATAAACCCTCTGCAGTAAAAGATTTTACTACTACAATGAATCAAAGTATTGAAGCCTATAATAATTTTATAGAAGAAAATTTAGGAATTCCAGCTAATGTTCAAAATACTATTAGAACAGGTGCGGCAATTTCTGGTTTAATGAGTGGCTCAGCTCTTGCAGCAATTGGTCCTTTTGCTCTTCCAGCTTTAATAGGTAATGCTATGAGAGGAAAAGAAAATGAAAGAGTACAAACTATAACTGATTCAGACAAACAAGGTGATATTAACACGATAGATATGATGACTTATGGTATACCAAGTTATGGCGAAAAAGGATTTAATATTCATAATGATGCTAAAGATAAATCAGATAACACACCATCGGGACCACAAAATCAAATGGAGAGTGATTTTGGCTATGGTTCAGATGCAGGATTTTATTAATGGCTAGAATAAGACCAAAACGTAGAAGGGAAAGACCAATTAAAACATCTGTTAAATCTGGTAATTTTAGATCAACTAAATCTGGAGCTGGAATGACACGTAAAGGTGTTGCTGCATATAGACGAGCTAATCCTGGTTCTAAATTACAAACTGCTGTAACTGGTAAAGTAAAACGTGGAAGTAAAGCAGCTAAACGAAGAAAATCTTATTGTGCTAGATCACTAGGACAATTAAAACGAGCTTCAGCTAAAACAAGAAATGATCCTAATTCTAGAATAAGACAAGCTAGACGTAGATGGAAATGCTAGACGCCTAGTATTTTTTGTTGTATATTATTTATCCAAAAAAAGGAAAAACCTAATTTATGAGTACATATATGAATTATTATTTTACAGGTATTTTAATTTTAGGTTTTGTATTTTTAGCTTTTTGTGTGAGGCCAATGTGAAGGTATCTGAAAATACATCAGTAGCAATGCCTATCAAGAATATGATAGGAATAGTTATTGCAGTAGCAATGGGTATATTTGCTTATACAGAAATAACAGCAAGATTAACAAGTTTAGAAACTTCTAGAGAATTATTTTCTGCTGATTTACTTAAAAAAAGTGAACAGTTACCTGTAGACCAAGAACAATTTATGTTGCTTGAGGACTTGTATAAAACAGTTGAAAAGATAGAAACTAGAATAGAAGATATGATGCACAATAAAGTTAACATACAATTTTTACAAAAACAAACTGAAAAACTTTTAGAAGATGTAGAAACATTAAAAGATAAGGTAAGAGCTAATGGATCGCATCAGTAGACAAGTATTAAATTATATTAAATCTATGGAGCAGAAAGCTAAACAGATGAATATAATTAAACATCTTAAAAAAGAAGTTAACATAGGTGCTAATGGCACACAGAAGTATGTTATTAAAAATGGAATTAATAAAGGTAAGGTATTATGACAGAGTTAATTATAGCATTACTTATGATTGTAAATGGAGAGATTAAAGAACACAGAATTCAAACATCTATGTCAGAGTGCCTTAAAGGCAAAAGACTTGCAACGAGAACAAATAAGAATAATAACATTGAATACCAGTGTATTAAGTCAATGGCAGAGCTAGAAAATAACATTGATGGATCTCAATCAATTAAGAAATTAATACTAGAATAATCAAAATTTTTGTTTTATATCTCTTTATAGGAAAGTATGGTATGAACCAGGAGGTATACTGATATGAAAAAACAAGGATACAATGCAAGAAAAGACGAACAGTTAGGCATGACTAGAGGAAAACAATCTGGTAAAAAAATGTCAATGGCTGGTCGAAGAAAAGTAGCGAAAGCAACACGTAAACCAAAAGGCACTTACGGTTTTAAGAAAAAAAAGTAAGTGATTAACAGAGAAGGATTTGGAAAACTTATGAAAAAAGGTTATCACAAAACCAAAAGCGGACGAGTGGCAAAAAAAGGTTTGTATTATAATATGAACAAAAGAAAAAAAGCAGGGACTAGCCGTAAAGGCAAAGGAACTGTTTCTGATGCTGCATTAAGACGTTCTGCTAAAACTGCTAAAAGTTAATGCCTTTTAGATCAGAAAAACAAAGACGTTATCTTTATAAGAATCATCCAAAGATAGCGAAAAGCTGGTCTAAAAAGTATGGAAGTAAAATAGCAAAGAAGAAGAAGAAAAAATAATGGAAGTTGAATTAGATAAAAAAAAATTACAATTTACTAATGAGAATGGTGAAAAAGTAAATGTAGATATTGATCAAGAGCAAACTGAAAAAGAAGAAGATGCTTTTGAAAGTAGTCATTACTCTAATTTAGCTGAAGAACTACCTGAACAAGAAATCAATCTTATAGGCAAACAATTAGTTAGAGCTTATGAAGATGATAAAAGCTCTCGTAAAAATTGGGAAGACCAATATTCAAAAGGCTTAAAAATGTTAGGTGTAGTTGTTGAAGATAGACAAGACCCATTCCCGGGAGCTTCAGGAGTTCATCATCCATTACTTGCAGAGGCTGCAACACAATTTCAGGCTAGAGCTATTGCTGAAATGTTTCCAGCAGGCGGTCCTGTTAAAACTCAAATTATTGGTAGAACTACAGATAAAAAATTAGAACAAGCACAAAGAGTTCAAGATTTTATGAACTTTCAAGTTACACAAGAAATACCAGATTATTTTAATGAATTAGATCAAATGTTATTTTATCTAGCTCTTGCTGGTAGTGCTTTTAAAAAAATATATTTTGATAATGCATTAGATAGAATTTGCTCTAAATTTGTACCAGCAGAAGATTTTGTTATTTCTATGGAAAATACAGATTTAGAAACAGCTGATAGATACACACAAGTTATGAAACTTACTCGTAATGATATAAAAAAATATCAAGTATCTGGTTATTATAAAAATATACCTTTAACTAAAGCTGAAGGAGGTGGTGATGCTAATACTGGTGATATGGTTGAACAAACTTTACAGAGATTAGAAGGTATGACACCTAGTATGGCAGATAAAATACACACTGTTTTAGAAATACATGCTAATTTAGATTTAGGTGAAGATAAAAATGAATTAGAATTACCTTATATAGTTACAGTTGATTATGACTCACAAAAAGTTTTATCAATAAGAAGAAATTGGAAAGAAGATGATACTCTTAAAAGAAAAAGAACATATTTTGTACATTATAAATATCTTCCGGGCTTAGGCTTTTATGGCTTCGGTCTTATTCAAATGATCGGTGGACTTCAACATGCCAGCACTGGTGCTCTTAGAGCATTACTAGATTCAGCTGCCTTTGCCAACCTCAATGGAGGATTTAGAGCTAAAGGAGCAAGAATAGAAGGTGGAGACATTACTGTATCACCTGGTGAATGGGTAGAAGTTGAAGCTTATGGAGATGATTTGAGAAAGAGTTTTATCCCTCTCCCTTTCAAAGAACCTTCTCCTACTTTACTTCAATTATTAGGAGTATTAACAGAGTCCGGGAGACGTTTTGCATCAATAGCTGATGCAATGATTGGTGATTCAGCTGGATCAGGTCCTGTAGGAACTACTATTGCTTTAATAGAACAAGGTTCTAAAGTATTTTCTGCTATTCATAAAAGAATACATCAAGCACAAGGTAGAGAATTTAGATTAATATATGAATTAAATGGAGAATATTTAGATGATGAATATTCTTTTGAAGTAATTGGTGAAAATAAAAAAATAAGAAGAAAAGATTTTACACAATCAATTAGTGTAGTTCCAGTTTCTGATCCTAATATATTTTCACAAGCACAAAGAATAGCTTTAGCTCAAACAGGAATGCAATTAGCCCAAAGTTCTCCTGATATTATAGATGTTAAAGAAGCAACTAGAAGATTTTTACAAGCTCTTAATATTCCTGATTATATGGATTTAATGATAGAAGATGAAGATACACCTAGACGTGATCCAGTGTCAGAAAATATGGCATTATTAAATGGTAAACCT